ACAAATAATGCTTATGACGGATCAACGGCGGCTGATGTACCCGGCGGGAGTGAAGTTTTTAGTTTAGCCAGCGGTGATTTTAACGCAGCGGCAAGCGATGACTGGCATTTAAGCGGGTCTGGATCGGCATTATATCAAACCGGATCGAATACTGCCGGGATAGCAACCGATATTGATGGAGACAGTTACGCAGCCACGCCGTCAATAGGATTTGATGAAGTTGCAGCTGGTGGTCCTACAATAAACTCTCGTACCCTATCGGATACAATGGATGTAGTAGACATAGAATTAAGAGTTTATAAAGAAATCTATAAATTACTGTCTGAGAATATTGAGATTGCAGATTCATTAATTAAATTTTTACAGACAGCGGCTACGATAAGAGTACTATCTGATAGCCTTGGTGTCACAGATAATTTGATTAAGTTTATACATGTAAGTAAAGTGTTACTTAGTACATCTGATATTTCAGACAGTATCGCTAAATCAGTTGATTTGTTCAGATTTATCACTGATACGATTGATATTACAGATACATTGATTGCAAGTATAGGAGTCATAGTTTCCCGTACCTTACAGGATAATATAAATGTATCAGATACTGTACTAATAAATATAATCAGGAATACATTAATTAATCTAACTGATAATGTGGATGTAACAGATGAATTATTAAAATCTATAAATCTTTTAAAAGTACTGTCTGATAATCTTTTAGTTACAGATGAGTTGCTGGCTTCTTTGATTCAAGCACTAAGGGTTCGCGTATTATCGGATAGTATTGATGTTTCAGATAGTTTAACAGTTGCAATTTTAACGGCATTAATTGCTGCGAGCCTTGTTAAATCTGATATTGAAATTAAATCTATTATTTCTGATATCTTAACAAAAAATATTGATTCAGGTATGGAGTAGTAAAATGACAGGACCGATAAAAATTATTGGAGGTGATACCATAAAATTCACCTTCATAAGTAGTGGCGATACGTTTAGTCCTATTACAAGTATGATATATACAGGCAGTGAAACCCTGATAAATTCAACTCCAATGAGCAGCAGTGGCAATGGACATTACTATCATAATTATGTAATACCAAACACGCCTGGATATTATTCACAGAAGGGGATTGGATGGGTAAACAGTCTGCCTTATATCAGGAAGAACTGTTTTAAAGTGATAAAAGGGGAGGTCGACTAATGCCTAGATATTTAGAATGGGATGATGTGGTAAATCGTTATCCAAGGGTTACTGATCTTCAAGACGCCGATGAAATAGCGGGAACATATATTATATATGCAGAGGAAGAAGTAGAATCTAAATTAGGAGCATATTTTACTGTTCCATTTAGTTCTAATAATCTTACCGCAAAAAATCTGATGATAGATTTATCCTATGGAAAGATGTTGTCTTTTAAAGACTCAAAAAAATCAAAGTCTATTGTAGATATGGTTAACAGCAGGGTCTCAGATTTAATTTCTGGTAAGCAAGTTATGATGACAACCGGCGGAGACGTTATTGATATTGTCAGGGATTCTGGTTGGTCAAACACAGAAAGCTATACGCCTTCATTTGACATGAATGATCCTGAAAATCAATGGACTGATGAAGACCAACAAGAAGAAGAGTATGACGCGAGACTATAATTATGGCGCCTAGTGTTACAATGAAGCCACCCGTTTCTGTTATTAAAAAGAGGCTTAAGAAAGCTCGGGATGAGCTGAAAAATCTTAAGACTCCTAACAGAGAAGCGGCTATTTTATTGGATAGATGGGTTCAAAAGAATTTTAAGTCTGAGGGTAAATTAGCGGGCGGCTGGCTAAAGCTCAGGGCCGGTGGCCGTTGGATAGGCAGTAAAGGGAACCGGAGATTTGATGCCACCGCCAAGGTGTTACAGGATACGGGAAGATTGCGAGCTAGTTTCGTTCCGTTCTTCACGAACAAAACTGCTGGCATAGGTTCTGATATTGAATATTCTGAGAAGCATGAAAAGGGACTAGAAGGGTTACCGGTTAGGAGAATGTTGCCAAACAGAAAAGATATACAGAAGTCAATTTTAAACACATATGAGAAATATGTTAACAAGATTACTAAAAAGAGTATCATAAAATGATTAATGTTTCCGATATAACCAAGGCATTAAAAAATATATTTGATAATAATGCCACAATGATTAAAGAAGGATTCACTATAGAAAGAAGTGAGTATGTTAATCTTGATGAAGGAAGATGTCCTTGGATTGGTATTTATAAAAATACGAATAAAACCGATCCGGCAACACTGGGGGTACATAATTCTAGTTGGAGTTCAGAAATTACGTTGAAGCTAATCATACAGGCATCACATCTAAACAGCGGTGCTGAGTGTGAGGATAGATTAGATAGATATCTAAAACAGGTAAAAGATGCAATATGGACAGAACCGACTATTGGTGGATACGTTGAGATGGTAACGGGATTTGATATTGAGTATTTATTTGAAGAGACTGAAAGTGAAGAAGCATATTTTCAGTGGGCTATTATTAATGTTACATTGGAGGCAAGAACAGGATGAGTGAATTAGTAGAAATTATTTGGGATAGCGAAGAAAAGTTTATTCCTGATTTTGGGCGCGCCATAAAAGGCAGCTCAATAAAAGTAAGTAAGCAACTTGCTGAAAAGTTTGTAGCGCAAAAAGAAGCTATGAACGTACCTAGTAAGAAGACAACAAAGGAGACTAAAGAATGACTGCATATGGGCAAAAATCCAATATTGGGATTAACTTCCAGAATTCATTTGGAACTAATCTTGTTACATCATTATATTGGTTACCACATATTTCTGATGGACTGGGATTAAACATAGAACAGTTGGTATCTGAAGCTATGCGTGGTATCCATGATGAAGGCGATAGCTATACTGGTATGAAAACTATAGATGGTGAGCTTGAGATTGAAGCACAACCTATACCGCTAGGCGTATTATTTAAAGCAATCTTTGGCGACCCGTCAACGGTTAATTCTGGCGGCATCTATACGCATACCTTTAAGCCAAGAACTTCAGATTTTGATGGACTATCAGCAAATAATCCTTTTACCTATCATCAATATTTGGATACAGGTTCAAGTAACTTGTTGTATGACTTAAATGCAACCATGCTTGAGTTGTCGGTAGCTGCGGGCGAGTTTATGAAAGCAAAGCTTGGGGTTGTTGGTGGCAGCTTTATTCAAAGTGCAAATGTAGCAACAAGCTACCCAACTGGTAAACGTTTCACTTGGGACCAAACAAGTGTATCCATTGGCGGGGCGGGTAATTCCAAGTTAATAGACCTTACTATGTCATTCAATGAAAGTCTGGAAGCACAACATACAATGAATGGCAGTAAATATCCTAGTCGTATTAAGCGAACAGGATTCAGGACTATTGAAGTATCGGGCACCATTAAGTTTGATGACCAGGACGAGTACCAGGATTTTCTTGCACAAACTGAGCAGAATATGACTGTTAACTTTAAAGGAGCAACAGAAATTCAGTCAGGATATTATGATGAAGTGACTGTTATCCTGCCCCTGTTAAGGTACTCAGAAGTCAAGCCAATGGCTGGCGGCGTTGGGCCGATTGAGGTTGGTATAACTGGTATGGGTAAATACAGTGTTGATAGTGCGACCTCTGCAGCAGTCATACTCGTTAATACACAAGCTGCATATTAAAAATTAATGACATAATCATAGGAGATTTAACATGTCAGGTTTTACTAAAACAAAAACTTTTGAAACTACATTTGATGGTGATACAGTATCAATGACACTTACCCGTCTGAAACGAAAAGATATGATGAAGATGGCTCCTGCACTTTCTAAAATCAAGCAGAATATGACTGAAGAAGAAGGGGCAGAGGTGTTGGACGAGTTTGCCGATATTGTTATCAGAAACACATCAAACTTCAGCGGGTTAAAAGATAATGATGGAAATTTAATTTCACTGGAGGAAGCCGTAGAGGAAGCCTACTTCATTTATTTAACTTCAGCGATTGCAACTGAATTAATGAAAATAAGTTCTGTAAGAACTGATGTAGGAGAAGCCCAAGAGGGAAAGTTGCAGCAGAGTTCAGGAGAATCTACGAACTAGGATATATAACTAATGATTATGTCCTTGCTGGGGTTCATCTAAGTGATTGGTGGAACATGTTTTCTAATTCTTTTAATCTTGTGAATGGTTCGTATGTACGGGTAGATTGGCCGGACGGCAAGTGTTATTTTGAGCAGGAAAATTATCTTATTACTGTTTTTGATATGATAAAAGAAGTATATGGAGATTATTGTGAAGCAAAAACACGTAAAAACAAAAGCGGAAAAGGTAGAAGGTAATGCCTAGCAATGTAATACAAGTATTGATTGACACTAAATCTAATGCAGAAAAAGCTTTTAAAGGTTTCCGCAAAGGACTAGACGGTGCTGTCAGCTCTGTGTTCTCATTAAAAGGGGCATTGGTAGGTCTTGGATTAGGTGCAACCGCTAAATCTTTTATTGATGCCGCGAATACTTCAGAGCAATTAAGAGTTAGGTTAAATGTTTTACTCGGGAGTGTTAAACAAGGTGGCAGGCTTTTTGATGAGATGTCAATGTTTGCTGCAAAAGTGCCGTTTGAGTATGAAGAAATTATGCAGTCTGCAACTCAGTTGGCAGGTATTATGGATGGAGGTGTTGATGAAATAAAAGAATGGATGCCATTAATCGGCGACCTGGCAGCAACAACCGGTTTGGGCATTCAGGAAACTACTGAGCAAGTACAGCGTATGTTATCTGCAGGCGCGGCCTCAGCTGATAAATTCAGGGAACGGGGTGTAACCGCAATGCTTGGATTCCAATCCGGTGTTAGTTATTCTGCGGAGGAGACACGTAAGCGGTTAATGCAAGCATGGAAAGCTACTGATAGTCAATTCAGAGGCGCAACCGGGCAACTCGCTACAACCTGGTCTGGACTAATGTCTATGCTATCTGATAAGTGGTTCGCATTCCGTAACATTGTTATGGATAGTGGCATCATGGATTTCCTTAAGGCCATTGCCAAGGTCATTAATGACAGGTTGGCAGTATCATTGGATACTGCAAAAGATAGCGCGGAAGGATGGGGTGAGGCCGTTGTTAGTTGGGGGCTACAGGCAATTGATGCCATAGGTTTCATGGCTGATATGGTCCATGGACTAAATGTCATATGGTCAGGGTTAAGTACGGTATTTGCTAAAGTAGCAGAATGGTTCTGGGTTATGGTCAATGATATGACCTCTGCTTATATAGCGGTCCGGAAGACGTTC